CCACCACTTTACGAATTACATTCTGGCTTAATACGTGGTGGCTAGAAGGTATCCTATAACTTTTATTCAGCACCGTAACTTCGCCTTTTAAACCTATAAAATGGTCTACATCAGCCCCTGCATAACGGAATATAGCTTGGTCATCATCACCTGCTATATATGTTTCTTTTGCATTTTGCTGTAGTAACTCTACCATACGCCATTGGAGTGGCGATAAATCTTGTGCTTCATCTATAAACACCACTTCTAACTTAGGTGCAAGTTGCCTATCACAAAACTGTTCAAGCATATCGGTATAATCAAATAGTTCGTGGTGGTCTTTCCATGTTCGTAACCCTCTACTTACATAATCCACCCTTGACCAATCTGTTTTAAGTGGCACAGTAGAAGCATTATAAACAGAACGCAGTTCTTGTTTCTGTATTCGTGCAATGTTTATTATTTCTAAAAACTTATCGCCATAACCAAAATCTTTATACGGACCTTGTTCAGTAGCTTGCTGACTTCCAAAAAACCTACCTATTTTTAACCACTCGCCTATCTCTGCATACTTTTCAGCTGACATAATCTGTGAGGTAGTAATACCCATCTGCATAAATGCTAGGCTATGAAGTGTTCTAAAAAAGGGTAAGTCACGTTTAGTCAACTTAAACTTTTTGTATGCTCTATCAACAGCTTCATGGGCGGCTCTTCGTGTAAAAGCAAAATACCCTATCCTGTCTGGTGACACACCTTTTTCTAAGTATTGCTCAATCAAGTTAAGCAGGGTGGTAGTTTTACCAGTTCCAGGAGGACCGAGTATTATCTTCATTATATTATATCATTGTCCTTAGGTAACTCAGGTAGCTCCAGTGTTTCTTCACTTGTAAAAAATGCCTGTGGCAATGACCAAACATGTATCCCTTTACCTTTTACTCGCCAAAACATTTTTTCTGCCTCTATATTCTGTAGCCTTAGAGTAATTTTATTAGACGAATAGTGGTTAAAGTCATTTACAGATAAATGTTTCTTTACATCTTTTATCTGAAAATAAACTCTACCATCTACCCATACTGCAACACCTTGAAGAATATCCTCCCTATCTGCTCCTTTTGCACGTTCACTACAAAAAGAGTGGAGTAAATCCTCAAACTCACCTTTTATAGTAGCATCAGGTGGCACTTCTACAATCGTTAAATTATCTAACAATAATTGAATTTTAGTTTGCCATGCTCTTTGGTTAATCGTTACAGGGAGTTTGTTGATTTGTGACACACAATCCTTTTGAAAACGTGTCTGACTAATTAAGCCATCTGTGCTTATTTCAACTCGCTGACCATCAACATCAAGTATCCATATTGGTGGATCACCATCTATTTTAGTAAGACTAGACATTTGGTTTTGCACTCCTGCAGGACCAACGCCATGCTTACGTGTGAGGCATATATCTTTATTACAAAAAGGTTTAATAGGTTGGTCTTCACATTTGTAATGATAGTCTTTTCTTTGTAATTGTTTGATTACTGTTCCCACCTCGTTATGCCCTAATGGTGGGTTTAAGTAATCCACATTATATCTTTGCACCAACCCTTCCCAATTATCAGCATCAAACAATCGAGCATATACACCCAGATTAAACAAAGCATTATTACGTGACCCCTCGCTAAACCCTTGTTGGCATAATTCGTTTAAACAAGGGGGACCGTCCTTGAGTGTAAGTTCTGGTTCTGATATACGATACTGCTCAAAGTCATTTGGTTTTATCCTCCACTTTTCTGCCTTAGTCACAAACTCTTCAGGTGACATAAGCTCACCCTTAAAATCATAAACAGAGCGAGTGGTAAACTCACCTTTAAAATAAGGCATGTTCATAGCACTGCCTGTATCACCCCTGTCCACTAATATAGTAGCCTGCTTTGGGAATATTTCACCATCAGCATGCCCCAATGAAGAAGCTAACTCAGCGAGTTTACTTTTTACAGTTGATGCTTGTATACGCCCCTTAAAGAAAAAATAAACATGAGCTCCACCCGATTTACTGCGTGCCACCCACCCCACTACCTTTGCTTCCTTCAACTTCTTTACTAGGGCTTGATGGTCAACACTATAGTTATCAATATCAATAGCTCCCCAAGAAGCTGTGTTGTCATCGCATATGGGAATAATACGTATGCCCTTTTCACCATCTAAGTGGTTTTGCCATAATTCAACATTGGGTGGTGTTTTGATTACGGTATACACACCGTTTTTCTTAACACCACCGTTTGCATCATCAGGCAAAAACATACCGTGAGCTCGCTCGTTACCTGCGAACAGTTTAAAAAACTTTTCCGCGAGCATTAGAAGGGTGTTTCATCCTCTACATCATCAGCCTCTACTTGAGGTGCGGTAGGTTCAGAAGCATCTTGTTCTAAGGCTTGGTGCTGTATCTGTGCTTTACCTTCTAATACAGCACTTTGAAAGGTTAGTCCCTCCTGAAACATATCGTTGTTGGTTAGTTTGTCAAGTTCATCAACTGCACCAACCTTTTCAATATCCCAACCAAACCAAGTACCTTTGTCGTTACGCTCTTCTATGGTAGTTAATTTAAACTTTGTGGACATCATTGGTAGCCTTTTTGGTTTACCATCACTACCTTTAAATGTTTGCTGACTTAGTAAAGAGTTCCACCTTTTAGCTTTACGCAACTGAGTGCTTGTCATAGGTATAAGTGCTTTTGATACCTGATCGCCTTGCACTAGCAATACAAAAAACTGTGATGTTTTATTGAGCAAGTTACCATTTGGTAACACCTCTTCATTACGTTCGTTTTGCGTGGTAGTTTTAACAACAGGGTCGTCAGGTAAGTATGAACCCATGTACCCACCACCTTGATCACGAGGTGTCCACTCAACATACCGTGTATTATAGTGACAAGGTATTACTTCTATACCTTTAACACCATCGTACACTTCATGGGTGACACTATTATAAATCATGCCTGCCTCAGCCCCCTCAACATACGCACCATCACGTTTGTTGGTTTGTGGACTTGTGTTTGCGAGTATCCGCAAAAACGGTATTGCCATATCATCAGTAGAAGTTTCTTCAAACCCCAAGCCTGATAATTTTTCTAGTTCGCTTAATTTTGCCATGTTTTACCCTCCTATATTTTTTTAGTAACTTTGGCTCTACGTCCCTCGTAGATGTTTAACAAATCAAAAGGTAGCTTAACTTCACCCTTTTGTATTTGCTCCTTAACAAAAGCCTTGAGTGATTGGTATTCCACCCATGTTTTTGTAGAAGACTTATCAGCTAGACCTCTTGTTTTTAGGTCTGCTACTAATGCTGTTGCTTTATTATGTTCCTTACGGTCAAATACTATTTCCACCTTATTTTTTATTAGGTGATCAAAGTTATTATCTACCAACCAAGCAAATGCTTTTTCACGTTGCTCAAGATCGGTAGCTGATATACGTGCATCATAAAAATCAGTAATGGTAACATTGTACCCATCTTCAGTAGTAATTTCTTTTATTTGGTGTTCATCAGCTGAGGTAGGTAATAACTCCTCAGATACTTCCCTGAGCCGTGCCTTTTTAACTTTCATTGCACCTTCAAGCTCACGTATGTCTTGTTCTAACTGCACTTGTTCCTTACACAGTTTACTAATGGTGCTGACACCTTCCTCACTTACTTCCATAAGTTTGTTTGCTACTTTTTCTAGTTCCATTAATCTTCCTTTCCAAAATTTATATGTAATGGATAATACTTAGCTTCTAGCCTGTCCCATTTCAATACCCTTACTTTGCCACGATTTACTATGGAGGCGTAAGCTAGTGCGATACCAATAATAACTGGATCACCAGACAATAATAAATAATCATCGTCATCAAACTTTTGCAAACCTTTTGCTATACGACGAACAGTAGGTTGTGTGCTGTAAGCTATTTGTTCTTTTGCTGGAACTAATACTTGCAAGTCACCAAACTGTATAGCATCAGTAAGGTCACGACCACGTACTTCCTGTGTTATATATACCGTCAACGCTTTCTCCCGTTATTACTTTCTGTTGTAAGGCGTGGGTTTCGCCTGCAACTGGTTTACCCACTTTAATAATATACCTAGGACTGCGATTATTAACCCTACCCACAAACCCTACACTTTTATATATAGGAGTAAAAGTAAAATGTAATCATTGTGAAAAAACAGATATTACAATATACAATATCTGACTATCTCAATATCTTCCCAAGTTTTCGCCCCCACGCGAGCGACAGTTATAGAATAAAAAACTATGTGCTGATTTATTTTGGTGTGCTATTTATAAAAGTAGAAAGTTATGCGTTATAAATTTAAATTACAGCCCTACGAGCATCAGCTTGATGCTTTGCGTGCCTCTTGGAACAAGCATGAGTATGCTTGGTTCATGGACATGGGTACAGGCAAATCAAAAGTATTGATAGATAACTTTTGTGTTTTGTATGACAGGGGTAAAATATCTGGTGTTTTAATTATCGCACCAAAGGGTGTGTATAGAAACTGGGAACAAGGCGAGTTACCTACACATATCCCTGATCATGTTGACCATGAAGTAGTATTGTGGAGACCTAACCAAACTCAAACTCAAATAAAAAAGCAAGATGCTTTGTTTGTGCCTACCGAAACACTTAAAATATTTGTAATGAATGTAGAAGCCTTTAGCACACGTAAAGGTTTAGAAATAGCTATGCGTTTTGTAAATGCTCACACCTGTATGATGGCTATAGATGAAAGCACTACTATTAAATCTAAAGATGCTAAACGCACAAAGAATATTGTAAAACTCGGTAAGCAGGCACGTTACAAAAGAATATTAACTGGTTCACCTGTAACTAAATCACCTATGGATTTGTATACACAATGTGAGTTCCTTGATCCTTGGTTGTTGGGTCATGGTAGCTATTACACGTACCAAAATGAATATGCAATCATACAACGTAGAAACATGGGAGCACATTCGTTTAACCACATTGTTGGGTATAGAAACTTAGATAAACTAAACACACAGCTAGAAAAATTCAGTTTTCGTGTGCGTAAGGAAGATTGTTTAGATTTACCTGATAAAGTGTATATCAAACGTTCTGTAGAGTTGTTGCCAGAACAACGCAAAATGTATGAAGAATTAAAACAGTATGCTCTTGCAGTGCTAGAAGATGATAGTGTGACCGCTTCAACTGTTTTGACACAACTGTTACGATTACAGCAAGTTTGTTCTGGGCATGTAAAAACAGATGAGGGGGAACTGCATACATTCAAATCAGCTAAACTACCAGAGTTGCTTGATGTATTAGCTGAAACAAACGGTAAAGTAATTATCTGGGCTAACTTTACACACGATATAGAAAGTATTAAAATGGAATTAGAACTGGTATATGGTCCAGAGTCTGTGGTCACGTATTATGGTGCAACGCCAAGTGAACAAAGACAAGAGATCGTAAAAAGGTTTCAAGATCCGAAGTCCCCTGTAAAGTATTTTATCGGGCAACCACGAACAGGGGGCTACGGTCTTACACTTACTGAAGCTAAAACAGTAATTTACTACAGCAATAATTTTGATTTAGCCATACGCCTGCAAAGCGAAGACAGAGCACATCGTATTGGACAAACCAGTAAAGTAACCTATGTTGATATTGTTGCTGAAAACACAGTGGATGAAAGAATATTAAAGGCACTACGCAGTAAGATAGATATTGCAAGTCAAATACTAGCTGAAGATCCTAAAAACTGGATTATTTAAATTTTTTATTCAACGAATCTACAACGCTGTCAATATTAGGTTCTGTTCCTCCTGGTTCATACTTGCACTGATATTCCATAGGACAATGTCCTTCTACCACAAGAGAATATGTATCATTTGCCCCTTTGTACAAACATACCTCTTGTCCATTTTTTGCTTTTTTACGTTTATATCTTCTGCAAGTAATGTGTTTAGGTTCTTCACGTATACCCTTACGCACTTCTTGTTCATACGTCCAATCACTAAATTTTTTGAAAAAACAAGTAAAACATTGTTTTATATTTTCTGATTGAGCAATCAATATCACACGGTCTTCTTTATCTTTATGCACACATACCCACTCGTATGTTTCTTGACCACCCTCTTTACGTATGGGTTCAGTTTGTTTACAATTTGGTTCTTGTTCTTTACCAGTTGCCTCTGTCGAATTGGACGAGACCGTAAACGAAAGCCAAGAGAACACCACAACCAACGATAAGAACGCCGATAAGAGCGATGATACCGATAATTTTTTCTTTAAGTTTTTGCCTGTCATATATTTCTTTTTGTCTTTGTTTTCTTATTTGCCCTTCCATACGTAATAACTCATCCCATGATGCTGTACCATATTTAAATTTTATGAACTGTTGTAATTCATAGCGTTGTTCTTCTAATTTTTTCTTAGCTGTAAACGCTTGGATAGCATCTTGTTCTATATTGCTCGTGCCTTTCATAAATTTACGTATTAGAGAAGGATTTTTAGCCGACTTCGCGGCATTGTCAATATCACTAGCCGCTCCCATCCAACGAGATATATCTCCAGCCATCGACTCTAATTCACGTCCAGTCGCAAAAGCCTGTTTGAGAGTATTGAACGCCGCCGTCGCCGTGCTGACAGCGGCTGATATTGTTAGTGGATCCATCTCATAGAGCTTTCATTCTTTCTATAAGTCTGTTGGCTCTATTTGGTACTTGCCTTGCCCAGAGGCTATCTTTCATTTGGACAGCGGCTTCATTCCAATCTCTGTTTGTAATAGCAGATCGCATTTTACGAAACTTTTTTAATCGGCTGTAGCCCATGTTAAACATCATATTGGCAAGTATCCTTTGACAATCCTCAGGTAAATCATCAAGATCTTTAAATAACCTTTTGCAGTCATCTATTACATCTTCAATATCTTCCCTAAACACAGAAGACACTCGCTCTGCACTAATGGCAGTGCCAACTGGCTTGCCATGTTCCTCATCATCAGGTGTAATCAAGTGACCAATACCAAAGGTAGGATACCCTAAGTGGTCTTTATATATTTTGTTTACACAGCCTTCGTCAGCTTCTACTTCTTTTCTTAATAATTGCATATCCATTATCCAATACTCCCTATGCCTTGTGTTAATCTTCGGTTCGCTATGGCTTCCCCAATCGGATCGTTGGCAAACAAAGATGCAAAATTTGTAATTCCTTTTCCTGTTTGCTGTGCAGGAGGGGGTACTGTTGTTCTTCTATCAAAAGGCAATGTTGCCTGTGAAACTTGGTTGATCGGCGGTTGTTGTGTTGTCACTACTTCAGTGTCATCTGCCTGTGGTTGCTCTACTTGTGTTTGTGAAATATCTTCCTGTAAGTCAAAAGTTGCATCATTGTTTGGCTTCATATTATCCAAACCTTTTATTACTTCTTGTATGATGGTTGTAGCGACCTGTATTTTTCTAGCACCTTTTGTATTCGCATATTGCTTCAGTTGTTGCACGGAAGGCGTGCTAGACAATATTCGAGACATGAGGTTGTTAGTAAATAATGTTTGATAAGCACTCAAAGCCCCCTCAACATTAAAAAGATTAATTAACCCAGATCGTACTGACCCTGCTTGCATCAAGCCACCAACATCACCTTTTATACCCATAAAGTCAGCATACAATTTAATATTTGTAACGTCTTTAATATATTTTTCGTTTGCTATTAATTTACCGTTGGGCTGTATTGTTCCAAATAATGCTCGTAACCCTACATAATCACCTGATGGGGTATCGCTTAACGCAAGTTTGAGTTGATCAAGCTCTGATGATAATTTTCTTGGATCAATAACATCACCACCTATTGCTTCTTCATCAATACCTTTTGACTTTGCTAATATGGTTTTAAATAAAGCCGCTCGTAATTCTTTACCTGCCTTACCATCAACACCGCCACCTGTCTGTATAAAATCTTGTATAGCTAAATCGTTGGTATTAGTTTTGAATTGATTTTGTACAACCTGTAATGCTCTAGCTCCTTGCGAGGTTTTGGCATTCAAAGCGATTTTGAAGGGACTACTGTTTAATTGTTCAGCAGACAAAATAAAATTATCCAACTGTTGTCTGAATTGTGGATTTGGGAAAAAAGTTTCCAGTAAACCTCTTTCTTTTAAATTAGTTATTTTTTCTATAGATGACACAGGGTCGCTTACGATGTCGTTAATAGCGAGCTCCCTAAAGGTTGAAGTCATATCAGCTTTTAATTTATTAGCTCTTTTGCCTGTGCCATGTTTGGCGATAACGTTCATAAATAATTCATATTGTTCTTTATTGAAGTTCCCATTAAGAACACCACGAGCAAAAGTTTGCGGAGTATATGTTTTGGACTTAAATAATTTACTTAACCCTGCTATGTCAGAAACTGCCTTGCGTTGTGAATATAATTCACCTGCCTGTTGATAAAATTTTAGGAAATTTTTACCACCTGTTACTTGTCCATTCTTGACACCATTTATGATAAAATCATCAAAAGCCTCTAACATTTTTACAGCTTTGTTTCTATTTATTATCTTTAGTGTGTCGTCATAGGCTAATTCTGCTACTTGATCACGTAGGGCTTTTATTTGACCAAAAGCACTCTGCGTTTCTTTTGCTCCCACAGAAACAGCTTTGACTTGGGGACTTAAATCATTAATTTTATCTAGCACTTCTAGCAGTCTATTATCTATATCAGCTATTTTCATAAAAGAGCCATCAGCTTTTTTAGCCATAGCAGGTGTTTTCAATCCTGCAGAAATGCTTTGTAAAGAGCTAATATCAAAAGTTATTTTTTGAGCATCAGAAGCATCAAACGCTTTGTTATACACATCATCTATATATTTTGTTAAGGCTTTATTGGCTAATTCCGAACGCTTAACTAAAGTATCTGCAGATTTTGCTAAACTTGCTGTGCCTCCTATAAAGTCTGTACCTTCTTTGAGAAATAGATCTGAGTAGCCATTAAACAAATCATCTTTCATACCCCTATACGATAAATCTAAAAAATTAGAAATTTCGTTAGAGCTAAAAGAACTAAAGTCCCCTCCGTCTCCAGCTTTTTTAACCATAAGGTCATATAGTTTAGCTTTTTGTTTACTCAAGTTTTGAGGTAATCTTCTACTTGTGGCAGAAATTTGTGTACCCATACCACGAACTAAGATACTATCACTTATTTGTGCAATGTTTAACAATGGTAAGTCAATGCCATACTCCTTGCGGAGCTCCTCCACACCCTCAGCGGCTTTCCACGCATTCCCCTGTGGTCTAGTAAAACCTAAAGTCAGCCACCAACTTTCTCCGCGATCACCCAATCCTGTAATTTTTGAAGCAGTCCGTTTCATGGCATTGATAAGACCTGGAGCAAATTTAGTTATAGCTCCCTCTACTAAACCCCAAGTAGCTCTTTCACCATCAAATAATTTACCTTTAAACTCTTCTTGATCAAGCCCTGCTCCCGCAATCAAATCATCTATGTAATCACCGATATAATATCCTGCCGCTGTCCCGATTAGTGGTGTTAAAAAAATAGTTCCTAAAATAGCTCCTGCTGTTCCAGCAGTTGCAAAAGAACCTGTGGCTTTACCTAAATCACCTAAACTTAAAACTTCGTTGCTGACTCTATACTTTTTGCCTCCTGGACTGGTTTCGTATAGTTCTATAATATCATTACCACTTTTGACGTTAAATAAATTGCCTTCGGGAAAAATTTTCTTAAAGTAGGCTTGTCGCATAGGACCTTTAGTGCGACGCATCAGCCCATCAACCTGACTAAAGGTTAGTGGACCTTCAACACCTGTTCCTGCATAGTTTGGGAATCTTTCTTTTAATAGATCTTCAATGCGTTGGTTTTCTGTTTCTACTTGTTGTTTGCGAGCTTTGAATAACTCTGGGTCTAATGTTCCAGCTAAAGTAGGCTCTACAGCTTTGCTGAAAGTATCAACAAATGGCGTGCCTTCTATTAATTTTCGTGTGTCGAGTTGTTTTCGCTCCATTTGATCTTTCAAAATTTCTTTTGAAATTTCCTTGTTTTGCGGTCGTATAAATTCTTCTAGTTGTGCTTCTTCTAATCGCGTTCCTCCAGGAGAAACTTTTACACCAAAATCTTCTATTTCTTTAAATTCTTTTTCATCAAATAGTGGAGTGCCAAAATCCTCTAAAATAATCAATCCATCTTCGCTCATTGGTTTGAACCTAATCGTAGTATGGTAGCACCTTTAAGGAGTGGAAAAATTTTCTCTCTAAGAGTTTTTTCAACGGCTAGACGTTGCGTTTCATTTGGTGAAGGGGCATAACTCATTGTAGCTTCTTGTTGTTGCATGAAAATATTTAACGCACCATCACGATACCTGTCTACTAATTCATCCGCTGTTTCTATATTTTGTATAAAAGGTATCATTTTACCTAAATTATCTGGAATTTTAGCTTTCTGATTGTCACCTGTTTGAATGTAAACTTTATTTGGTTCAAGCTCTACCCTGTTATTTGCCTCTATTTCAGCCATTTCCGCACGTAAATCATTAATCTGTTCTTGATTAATTTCTTCACGCCGTTTTGCCATAAACGTATCAATTCTAGCGTCTATTTCTACAGGAGACACACCGTCTTTTTGCAAGTCTATTATAAGTTTGTTAGCATCATTTAATACAGTTCTGGATCGTTCAGCCGCATTTGAGAATATTTTAGTAATTAACTGAATGGCTTTTGGAGTTTTAAGTAAGCTTGGACCAACAGAAGTAATAATGTTTACTTCTTCTTTGTTTAGGTTTCCTGGAAAACTTTCAGCCAAATTAATTGCTATACGTTTACCAACAGAATCAAGTGTTTGACCTGCTGGAATATCGCCACCCAGTAAATCAGTAAGTTTCTTTTGGTCTACATCTTCATACCCTAAGGCTTTGAGTGTATCTGTAACAATCGTATTAACACCAGATGTTTCAAGTAAATTACCCAGAGCAACTCTGAAGTTTCCAGCAAAACCAGTTGAAAACTGTGTTGATAATACTGCGGCTCGTTGTGCATCACCTGCCACCTCTGCCATAATATTTGCATTAGCCCTTTGACCATCTAGCATTTTGTAAAGGTTTTTGGATGCAGAGTCATTCATTTCTTTGTTTGGATTGTAAGGCGAAGTTTTTGTTGTTTCTGCTTCTAGATACCTTTTAATGTTTTCTGCTTTAAATTCATCTCGGATTTTACTTGCTTGTAATTTTGCTGACTCACTATTACCAAGAAAACTTATGGCTTGGTTATAGACACGGTTAGCTTGATCGTTTAATAATCTTTCAAAAGCTGATAATTTATCTTGCGGAATAATATTCGCGGCATACCCTTCTACCATTTTGAGTGCATCTTTGTATTCTTTTGTTCCAGAAGGAGCAAGGTCTAATGTGTTTAAGGCTGACATGTAACCTTTTAAGTTTTTCTGTAAGTCTGTCAGGTCTAAATCTTCCCTAGCAGGTATGCCGTTTTGTCCATTTAAGACTTCAACATTACCTTCTTTATCCACTCGTGCTATCAAACCACCAAAGTTTACTACGTCTTTATTTTTAGAACTATGTATTGGAATTACTCTAAGAGGATTAGTTTTGTCTATAAGTAATACATCACCATCAACAGTAACCTCTTTGTACTTAGCATCAAAATTTTCTGTGCCATGAGTAACTTTACGTGCTCCTGTAAACTTATCTACCCCGATATGCACACCATTACCTAGATTTATAAAGTTTAATTCTTCTCTTCCGCTTATTTTACGTGCTGTGTTCAAATCAAAATTTGGATCTTGTAAATCAGTATCAGATACAAAGTAAATTTCATTACCAATAGGAACTTGATCATAAGTTTTGCCCTGCTCATATTTAACAGCTAGATCTTTCTGCGGTATACCATTTATAATTGGTAGAACATATTTTACTTTTTGCTTTGTTTCGGGGTCTATACCATCGACTATTTGTGTTTTAGTAGATCCTGCAGGAGCGTCCTCCAACATAGCTTTTAATCCTGTAGCCAATAGTGTAGCTTTTGTGGAGTCTTCTTTTGTAGAAACATCAGCCGCTTTGGTACGTGCCGCTGATTCGGCTTCAGCCGCTTTGAGTCTTGCTTGAGCTTCCGCTTGTGCTGTACCCTGTGCCATTTGTAACAAGGGGTCTGTAACCCCTTTTATGTTTTGCGGAGCTAAAACATTGGCAATCAGTTGTCCTTTTGGAGCACTCGCCACAGCTCCTGCAAGATTTAATGCGGCGATTAAAGGATTATACTTAAAACCTTTTTGTGCGTCCTGTGCATATTGTTGATAGGCTTCTATTAATGGCTGTTGAGCAGTTTGATATCGAGATAAAGCAGTATCATAATCAATACCACCACTGCCACCAAAATTTTCCAAAAATAATTTTGTAAGATTATACTTATCTGCCGCTCTAGGATTACTTTTTAAAAGTTCGTCTATAGCTGAGGGCTGTTTTTTTGCTACTGTGCCTGATGCTCCTGGAATACCTGTAAGTTCTGGGTCACCTAAGTTTGTACCTGCGAATCGTTTTACAGGCGTTTCACCCATTGCAATACGCATAGTTGCTTCTTCTGTGCGAGGAGCCTGAGTCGTTTCTGCCATGTCTAATATAGCAAAGGTGGGTTGTAGGAGTGTAAGCACCGACTCAGGCGTTTGTTTAGCGTCGGGTTTACCTACATAACTAGCTAGCTCTGTGCGACGCTCCTCTACAGACTGATTATCACCACGTAATACATTCATTATACCTTCAGGTGATTCAGCACTGTCTATACCTTTGTTTACCGCATCCATTTGACCTGCAACTTCACTAAGCCCAGATGTTATACCAACACCTTCGGCATCAGCCTCTGGCATTGCTCCTTGAAACATGCGTCTTTGTAGAGTTGGGTCTATCAACTAAGTGCTCCGTATATGCCTGCTCCAGCGATACCACCACCTAATAATTGATTAAACACTGATGGATTAGGGGTTGATTGCATACTAATCGTAGTTTGTGAACTAGGCACTCCCTGTAATATATCGCTGTAAAAACCAAGTCGCTTATATGGTTCATAAATGTTTGCCATTTGTGTTTGATAATCGGCTTCAAGTCCTGCTTGGTCTGTTTTTTGCTGTATGCCACCAAGACCTGCAATTTGCCCTATTTCGCCACCCTGTAGTTTTGCTAATAAACCACCAAGCCCTGCTTGCTGAGCTCCCAGTCCACCTATACCTTGTGCTAATGCTCCTTGTGTAGCACCAAGTTTACCTAAACCTTGAGCCGCCATCAATGAGCGTGTTAGTTCGTTTTGAGCGGCTTTTTGTGCTTGCATAAAGTTTTGTGCTTGACTTTTTGCTAACGCAGATGCACGATTACGGTCTATTTCAGACTCCATCACTGCCGCTCTACTGCCACCAAAAGCCGACGGACCACCTGCTTGTCCTGCTGATCGGCTTCTTGCCTGTGCTAATTGTTGGTCGTACGCCCTATTTATTTCTGCTGACACGGCATCTTGGTAAGGGTTCATATACCCTTCCATCATTTCTTGTGTTGGAGCTCCAGTGCCTAATCCATACTGTGCCGCTCCTTGTCCTATCAGACTTAACCCACCTTGGAATGCAGGTATAGCTGACCCCATAGTAGTAGATCCTGCTTGAAGATAAGGGGAATAACTACCAATACCTGCTTTTGCTAAATCAAAAGCTGTTGTTTGTAAATCACTCGGTCCTGCCGCTTTGATATCGGGTAATCCACCTGTTGGTGGTTGGCTTGTAAGAGCTTTTGCTTGATCAAGTATACCTAAATAATAGGCTTGTTTTTCTGGATCAGGTAAAACCTGTTGTATCGTTTTTGAAACTTCTGCCATTATGCCATCGCTGTTTTTTCAAATTCTTTCATCATATTGTACATACGCTTTGCACCTGCCTTACGGTCGCCTTTACCTGCCCCTCGTACAGATTTTGCATTAAACACAAACTCACCATCACTTAACATCGCAGGTATAGAATCACTGGTCGGTGTTCCAGGACCAATTATCTCACCGCCATCGTTAGCTCTTACTGGTTGAAAAGCAGAATCTTGGTAGTAAGGGTTAGTACCAAAGAAGTTATCACCCAAACCATATCTACCCAGATTAGCTAAATACATTTTTCTAGGATCTTGTAGCTCAAAGCCTTCCTCTTCTGGAGCTGATAAGGCATCAGCTACACCTGCTACACCTAAGGTCGTTCCTGCTATAGGAGCGTATTTTTCTAACATTGTTGGTTGCTTCGCCGCTTCTAATAATAAGTTTTGAGCGGCAGGAGAACTTTCAGCGATGCCTGTTTTTGCTATTGTATCATATGCTTTTGCTATTTTTGCATCAGGCATAATACTTGGTCGGTTCGGTCCTAATAAATCAGCTACCCCTTTACCTGCTGATTTTGTAGTTTCTGCTATATTTGCACCTACTTCTTTTGTTGCTCCTCCGAGACCTTTTTCTTTCAGAGCTGATATACCCTGTTGTGCTTGTTGTCCTGTACCAAAGAAGCCTTTATTACTTAAATAACTTCCAGCTCCTGCTGTTGCACCAGTCAATAATGCACTCTTGAGTGCATCTTCTGGTGACGCACCACCAATCAAGTTTCCTGCAAAACTACCTATACCACTTGACAAAGCCAGTGGCATCGCAGGTAATAGATAAGGAGCGGCGATTGCCAATGCTATAGGAGCTACCTTTTTGACAACATCTTTCAACCCATCAAAGATTTTACCTAAGAAAAACTCAGGCTGTCCTGTTTCAGGATTGATACTGTTCAGCTCATTGCCTACTATATACCGCTCAGGTTCTAATCCCATCTCACGCATTTGCTTAAACAACATTTGTTTCATACGTGGGTTAGCATCTAGCACCTCCATAGGCACTACTGTTTCACCTTCAGCGGCATGAACAATGTATGTATCGCCCTCTCTACCGTAGCTTGAAACTATATCAGCGGCTTCTTTTATTGAGAATATGCCACTTGTATCGAATGTTTTGGGTTCTATTTGCGTAATACCAGTCATTATTCCACCTTTGTATTCATGCAGGAGAAGCTAAATCCTGATATTCGCTTAACTGAACATTTTAATATGTAATTTTTCATATTGCAACCTAAGATATCGTAACAGAAACAGAACCTAATGTGGTCGTGCTTCCGTTACCCTGTGGGTGTGGAGCATTGAGTTTGCTTACTTTTATAAAACCATCTACTTCAAACAACGCTCCAGTTTCTAAATTTACGTCAAAATCACTAGGTAATGCAGTCATAGTCATTTTTGTAGCTCGTGCTTCTCCTGGATTACGCTGTTGCTCAACAAACACACCAAAAGCACGTACTATATCAGCAAAATATTGTTGTTGGTACTCAGTTGGTGGGTAAGCAAATAAAGGGGCTGGAACTTGACGTGTAGACATTAACGCCTCCCATCAGGGCGTACATCTATACGAGGCACTCCTAATCGCCATTGTGTGCCTGTAGCTGTACTTTCTATGCGGAATACAAACTGCCTACCTCGTAACCGTACACGTAATTGGTCAGTGTATTGTTCTATCGGTGTTGTAGCCGAACGAGTAATATTTGTTTGACCTGAAGAAGTTTCATTAAAGTTAACTCCTGGAAAGTTTGTTGTTTTTACAGTCAAACTTGCTACAGGTTCGCTATTTGTACTATCTCTAAAAGTTAAATCAGGTATAATTTTTTGTACTAAAGCAAATTTATCCCCCTGATCTAAATCTATTTGTGCTGATTCTATGTTTGCACTAATAGCTGATACAGGGTTTGTACTACCATCATCTTGCCCAAACTCATGGTAATATAATTTTTTGTCTGTGCTTGCGGCGATAGGGTATTGGTTAATTCCTCTATCAACCCATGCCGTACGAGCTAACGTGCCGTAATACCACACTTTTTCTTGATAGTTATATATGACGTATCTATCATTCGTTGTGCTACTGCCACTCGGATAGAACCACCACACTTCACCGTATGAACTATTATGTCCCCCAGTAACCTTACCAATTTGGTCTCTGTTGAAATCACTAAACACATAATCTAAAACAGTGCAGGGTAGTCGTTGTACCGTACCACCATATGCGTAAAACTCTTTTGACCCCATCCAGAATACAAAATCATTTACTGCGACGGCGGCGTCAGGACTAGCTATTGTAATATTGCGTGATATTTCAGATAAACCAAAAGTAAACGGTGGTCCTAAAAACTGCAAACCATGTAATGACACATCGGTAAATACGAGTATCTGCTGTTTTGTTTGTATGGCTACAACAATCTCACTGCCTGTTGATATACGTAATTCACCTGCTGTATTTGTTGTAAGAGTTTGCCATGCTGTAAGACTTTCTTGGTCACTAAAGCGAATGAGCAGTGGGTCTTGAGTACCAATACTACCTTCACCGTCACACCCAAAAGCAATAATATGCCGTGCTTGGTCGCTCACCATAATTTGTTTTGCTATCGTTGGAGCTAGATTACTACCACTTAAACTACTAAGAGCTACAGCTCGAGTAGCTGTTCCTGAGTTTCTATCCCAATAAAAAATGCCACCGTTACGTGCATTCATTAACAAGTCTTCACCAAAGTTATCATGTGTCCAATTAGATATGTTAGCCCCTGCTACAGTCGTTGTTGCAGGCATACCCCAACCAAAGGTCGCTTCAATGACAGTATCATTGTCGCTATGGCTCGCGGCTGTGGTGCTATACCGACCACGTAGTAATCCTGTAAAAGTTGTCGAGGTTTTACCTGTGTATTCTATAATTTCATCATTTATTTTTATTAAGCCTGCATCCGAAAAGTTTGTAGTCGCATCCACCGTAACTGTTGTTGCAACGGCTGTTAGACCACTGCCATCATTAATTGCTGTGGAAGGTAACGAATCAGTTGTGCCACTAAAAACACCTGCTCCCCAACCAGTACCAAAAAAGTTTGTGTCTAATCCAGTATTTATTTGGTATTGGGCGACGGTGCTACTCCCACCATTACCACTATCGCTACCAGAAGCTGTCGCTGATACAGTAATTTTGTAAGAGTTATTATTGACTTTTTCTATAATTTGATGTTCGCCATTTAACACGGTAGCCGTAATTTGGTCACCCAAAGAAGTTGTACTTGAAAAGGTTACAAAATCATTAAGGTTAGCCCCATGAGCCGCATCGGTAACGGTGATAGTTGCACTACCATTTGTCGCCGCAAACGTCGCCGCTCCTGTTGTAGTTTTACGTATAGGTGTTACATCGTAATATTGCCCTCCGTCAGCAATGTAATATTTAAGATTTGTACCAATACCTAAAAATTTAGTGCCATCTAATGCCACCCAACTAAATAACGCTCTACATGTTCCTAAAAACGTGTTATCACTATATGCTGACCAACCCCCTATTTTTTCAGGGTAGCCTAACCTAAACCGTATTTTGTCACCATCAAACCATCCACCTTCGTTAGAATACGAGGTGCCTTCGCGATTAATCCCAGGTTTGAATTTAAGTGCAGTTAAGGGCATTATCCAGGTCTCATTTGAACAGCTACAAATTGAAAGCTATTACCCGATATCGTTGCTCCTGCAGGTAACAGAGTAGCAAATGTATCTCTTGTCCCACTATCTCCATCTGTCATATTTAAGGTGTGACCAGATCCACCCACAGTAACAGTAAACGTACCCCCACCAGAAGACACAGTGCTTCCAGAAATAAAAGTAGGGTAAGTGCTCGCTGTAAAGCTAGTGGTAGTACCAGAAGATATTGCTGATGACGTGTTGTTTAAAAAACTATTTTTCATCGCAACGGTAGTCGCACTGTCCTCTTGTAAACCATTACCCACAGCACTGTGTTTGTCATCTAACTGCGTTTGTATGTTAGAAGTGACACCATCTGTATAATTTAATTCTGTAGTTGTTGCTGTTACACCGTCCATAATGTTAAGTTCAGCTGTACTAGCTGTAACACCGTCCATAATATTGAGTTCATTAGCTGTTGCTGTAACTAACGTGCCACCTAATTTCAGACCATTTGATGTATCATGCGAAGCTATATCTACATCAGTAGTGCCATCAGCAAAAGTAACATTACCTGTAACTACGAGTTTATCTGTGCCATCTTCATCATATTCTATTGTTGCGTCTTGATCATTACCAAAATGTATTTTCTTATCGTCGGCTATGTATATATCACCAAACTCAGCAGAAGTAGACCCTATATCAGCACCACCAGATGTATCAGGTAATATAGAGGTACTTGCTGTGATGGTTGTACCTGTAATAGTTGTGCCTGTAATCGCCGCTGGAGTAGACCCCCCTATTACCGAATTATCAATAGTCACACCATCTAAGGCTTGGCTGTTTATAAAGAGAGATGTAAGATCTGTAACTGCGGCTCCCGAACCTGCACCATCGGCAAATATTATAGCACCTTTACCTGCCGTAATCGTAGCGTTAGCCCCTGACCCTTGTGAAAAAATTACAGACTGCGATGTGCCGTTTTTCACAAAGTACAATTTGTCAGCATCATTTGGAGCTATTGTTATAGTGTGTGTACCAGAAGGCGACCCACCTAACACTAAAACTTTAAACATACCATTAGATAAAGCACCATCACTTGTTGTAAGGGTGCTCGATGTGCCAGATAAAGTTATATCGCCTACTCCATTGATTAATCTATCAATGATATCAAAGTTTGTATTTGTTGTAGTACCCCATGAACCTGCTTGTTCACCAAGCCCTATTTTTTCTATACCACCGTTTGTTGTAAATGTTGATCCCATATTAACCTCATAAGTCTATATTCGTCCATGTTGGCGTGGATCCTGTTGTAATACCGCTCCACGTTGGACTGCTCGAAGGAGTTATTGTTGTATACGATGTTCCTGGAGCAGGAATTATATTGCCCCATACTAATATATTTCCTAAAGAAAGTGTAGCAGAAAATCCAGTGACTGTTGTGTTTGCTTCCCCCACTATTGTAACGTCATCTAAACTTAACGTAGCTGTGACAGCCGTGACATCAGCGGCTCCTTCAGCTTCTATGGTTATGCTGTTTAATGTAAGTGTGGCTGAGACGCCTGCCGTTATTGGAACAAACGTTCCTGGAAGTTCGGCAATCGCTGTTTCTGATATGGCATTAAAGCCAAGCATTAGTCAGCGTCCTTGATGGTCAGTGTGCCTTCCTTTACTTGTTTTTGTATTTCTGCGTAGTGTCTGTTGTCAGGGTCTGTTGGCACGAAAATTAATTGTCCATCAAAGACAGCATTTATGGAGTCGTTTTCTCCTGTTATTATATTTTTAATATATTGTGCTTCTGATATATTCATTTTTACCTCTACAATTCTGCATCTGCTGATAAAGAAGCACTAGCAGTTTTAGATATTAATACTGCATCACCTGCTGTTCCACTTAGCTGACTACTTCTGTATATAGTAAAATTACTAGCATTAGCAGCATTTATTGCATCAAATGTATCAAAATAATCATTTCCATTCATATAAGCATTAAAATAATTTGTGCCACTATTAGCAGTAACGGAAGGTGTTGTCCTCATTGTTACAGGCAAGTCAATAACACAATCAACTCTTGCCGAATTTAAATAATATCCCATTGTAAAATTTGTAGATGACGCTAATTTATCTGGAAATCCAACTGCATAAAAATACCTCTGACACTTAGCTAACGTCCTCTCAAAAGGCTCATGCTCAAACTCTGTTGGGTTCTGCCCTACTTCTAACTGAACGCCTGTGATGAAGAAGGTTCTGTCTGTGCTGTCAAAGAATGAAGATATACCTGCTGCTCTGTTAGCATCTGTATTTGATGCAAAGGTTTGATTGAGTGTGCCACTTGTGTAATTACTTCCTGCGTGAAGCTGTATTATAAAATCTAAACTTCTTGCATTATCGTCATCAAACGCACCTGTTGTGTCTGCATCAAAAGTAAGCTCTATCCTTGTCCAATCTGTTGTAACATTAAAAAGTTTAGAAGCTTGTCTTGTATTATCTCTATCAAAAAGTTCACAGGCATAAGTTGCACTAGCATTTCCCTTTACATAGAAAGACACAGCAAATGGTTTAGCACTTGATGTACCTTTAGCAAATGCTTGTAAGTTTTGCCCTTCTATTCTTTGTTGAAGTAAAAACTGCTCTCCTGCTGCAATAGATGTATCTGCCGTGGTACAGGCTACCTTTAAACTATTTGCAAAGCCACTAGGAGCAGAGCTATCTTGTGTGACTGTTGCTCTTCCTGCTGTGGCAGAATCAAATGTGCAAAATCTATCTAGTGTATATACAGCACCTGTAGACCCACCTAATCCTGTATGACTTGTCCCTTTTTGTGCCACATTCATTGCACCATTGATGATGACATTCCTGTTTACTCCACCACCCCCTGCATTGATGTTGCCTATAAGGTTTGCTAATTCTGCTGCTTTGCTCATGCTAAGTCTCCCAATAAAGCAGAATAAAATCTGACAGCATCATATTTAGTATTGTTTGTACTTGTTCCACCATAGGTAGA